CTCGCCGAAAGGCGGGGCTCTGAGAGTCGACCACGTCCTGTCCGTGGGGTGAGACCCTACGGCAGACGGCGCACTGATTCAGAGCCGTGGTCCTCAATCAAGAAATTGATTGTTGCGACCATGGTTCTCTTTATCAATGCGCTCGTAATAGCGGGTGAATCACTTCTTTTGGCCCATCATGGGTGCTTCTAGAAGTGATGTGAACTACACTAATGTCTTCGTGGTGTATAAACCACCCTACTCTCACGAGAGGGCAATTATACAGATCACGATCCGTCCTGGACTTGTTCAGGATGACCTCGAACATATAGCTCTGCAGAATGTTCTGGCTGCTGTAAAGCAGTTACAGAAAGCTGCATTGTAACATGTCGGGGTGCATTAGCGAAGGGCATCTGTCTGTTAATAAACAACTGGGTCTATCCCAGAAAGGTCGCATGTAATGAATATGCAATCCACTGGGCTAGATCAGCCCACGCTGGAAAGGATCGAGGCGGTGCCGGAGTCAAAGATTCCGACCATCATCTCGTCCCTTGAGTGCCGGTTTAACAACCGGATCACTCGGGACCCAAGGGCGCTCCACATCCTGTTTGACTACATGGGTGTGGGCTCCCGCGGGTACCTCCTGGGGTGGGTCCTTGCGCTTCAGTCGATTGGGGAGTTTCTCCCCGAAGACCTCGCGGAGGGATTTACTAACAGGTAGGTGCTTGTCTTGACGATTGGGCTACGGATCGCCAACCCCTTGATAAAAGGAGGTAGCGTGAAAAGCCTTACGTCACTCTGGTCCTGCACAGCTAATGAAATGGCTGTGCGATGCTGCACTAGCGCCACTCTCGACATAAAAACTGTCGAGAGTCGGTTCGAACACGAGGGGTTATGGTTTTTGGCCGTAACCCTGGCGAACTTTGGCAAAGCTACCAAAAAGTGGCTGAACCAAGGTTTCGTCGTCCCTTCGGACGTTCCAAGCTTCAAATTGAAGCCAGGGCGTCGTACTGGTCTCCCCGAATTTCTTGGGGGTTTCCTTGGACGTGTGTTCGATCCAGTAAGTGGCACATTATTGACCAATCCGGACATTGAAGCAATCTATGCTATCAATCAGTTAACTCTGATGTTTAGCAAGATCGCTCTCCCAGAGGATCCCCGAGAGGGGTACCCTCTTTCAGGTGGCCGCCGTAAGGTGGTCTCTGAAAAACGAGAGCGTAAAGCGATGTCCGATTTTGTTCAATGTGAGCATGA